GGGAACCAGGGGAACGGCGCCAGGGGATTGGAGGGGCGGCCGGGGGCAGGCAGCACGGAATCAGGCTGCTTGCCCCCCTGCGCCCAGGTGGCAAACCAGGGCCGATCGCGGCGCATGGTGGCGGCGTAGCCACTGCGGATTAGCTCGTCCTCCATCTCGGCAATCGCCGCGGCTTGGTGCGGCAGCCCCCGGTAGAACCGGAACAGCTGGGCCAGGGTGATAGGCGCCGGGTTGGCCATGGTCGAGGGTCTGACCAGTCAGGCTATGCAGCCCGACCGGTTCAGATCAGCGATTCCAGTTCCACCGACACGTCAATCAGGCCGCCGCTGCGGTGGGTTTCCTCGGGTGGGCTGGCGTAGCGCCAGAGGGTGCCGGCAGTTGCTGGGGCAGTGTCGCCGCCATGGCCAAGCCAGACCGCTGCATCCAAAGCGAACGGCAAAGCGCCGCCGCGTTGCCCTCGGTAATGCGTGCGGATCTGGCCAGCCTCTGCAGCGGTCAACAACGGGTAGCCCAGCTTGAGCAGGTAGCCGGTGGGTGTGGTGCCATGGCTGAACCGCACCGAGCCGCTGCCCCAGCCAGTCTGAATCGTCAGTGGGTAGGTGGCCGCTGTGTAGGTTCGCTCCGCTGGCTCCAGGGCGGGGAACGCAGCCATCAGTTCTGCATGGTGATGACCGATGCACCGACGGAGAACGTGGCGTTTGAGGTGGTGATATTGGATCCGAAGTCGTTGTAGCCGATCAGCTCATCAGCCGAGCTGGCCCCGCCCCTGGACTTGTAGTAAACGCACCCCCTGGCGGTGATGGTGCTGCCAGCCCATGACACGGCGCCAAGCTGGATCGTCACCCGATCGTTGGCTGTGTCTTTCGTGACCGTCACGGCGCTGGCCACTCCCCCTGCCGTGTAGCCGGTGCCGCTGACTTCGTTGGTGACAGAGGAGCGCTTGAGATGCGTATCTTTGTTGGGCGTGTAGGTGCTGGTGACCAGCATTGCCTTGAAGGTGTCCGTGTCGAGGTCGATGCCGCCACGGGCAAGGTCTTCAAGGAAGGAGTTGTAGATCAGGGAGGCCACGGGTTGGCGGCGGGTGATTCAGGCTAGGCAGAGCGGGTCAGCTGAACGCCGCTGTCGGTGGGGTGAAGTTGATGGTTCTGGGGCCTTCACCGATTAGCAGCTCGAAGTCATCAAGGATGAACGCCCCGGAGCCGTCGCCGATGTCAAGCCAGGCATAGGAGTAGACGTCATCAAGCGCCGCACTCAGGCTCAGTGTGTTGGCGCTAACCACGCCGTCAACGCTGCCCCTGATCACGCCGCTGACCCTGCCCAGCTCAACGAAAACCAGCTGGTTGGCGGTGATCGCCCCGTAGTTCTGGCTGCCAGATCCAGAGGTCAGGCCGTGCTGCCAGACAAGCTGACCGCCGCTGACGTACATGCCAAAGTAGTTGTAATCACCATAGAAGAATCCGGCAATACCTTTCTGCGTGCTCACATCTGATGTGTTAATCCAGCAGCGATAGACAAAATCCCTGGTGCTGTAGTTGTAACGGGTGACGCTTCCGCTTCCATTGCCTGAGATGATGTTGCCGTTGTTGAGGCTGATGGCGCCACTTCCGAACTTCTGGCCACTGGTCACAAAGCTGTAGCCACTATCTCCGTTGAACTGGCTGCCCTTGGTGTCGGTCAGGTTGCCATCGAAATGCAGCCCGACTACCCGATTACCGGCAACGGCTGAAGATGCCGCACCTGGCGCAAACGAAAGACCAATGGTGCCGAGATCGGCGGTGGCAGCTTCTCCCCCCGCCATTGTCAGCACCAGGCCGCCCAGTGCGGTCAGCGGAGACACAGCGCCGCCGGCAATCGACAGGCCGATGGTGCCCAGTGGAGTGGCGCCAGATGCCGCCCCAGCAGCCAGCGAGAGGCCGACAATCCAGAGCATCCCAGGCAGCCAGGCGCCCTCGTCCGGCACTGACTCCAGGTCAATGCTCACGTCGTAGAAAGGGCCGCAGAAATCAGCAACCTCGGGCGGCCTGGCGTAGATCCAGCGGTAGCCGGTCAACACGAAGTCTGCAGCCGTGAATCCAGAGAGCACTTCAGCCGGCACGGCGAACGGCAGAAAGCCGCCCTGTTGGCCGTGGTAGTGGGCCTCAACTGCCAGCCGATCCGATTCGCTGAGCTTTGGAAACGAAAGGCGCAGCTGGCTGCCGATCATTGCGGTGCCGCTGAGCAGCTGGCTCTGATTGCCGCTCATGGCCGCTGTGGCCGCGACCGGATAGGTGCCGGGGGTGAACGCCCGAGAGGCAGGAGATAGCGCGGGAAAATCGGCCATGATCAGTTGCTCAGATGGGGCTTGATCCACTCCTCGGTTGGGGACGGGATCTCATCCCAGGCAATACCCGCACCTGTCAGCGCGGCTTCAAATGCGTTGAGATCAGTAGCCACCGTGTCCCGATCCATAGACCCAGAAGTGTCTACTGAAATGCGTGCATATTTCACGCTGCCATCGCTGAGGTAGGCATTAAGCAGGGCGAAATAATTAGTGCTGCCCTCATCATCGCCAGGCCTGGTGACAAGGTACACGTCGCCAGTCCACCCAGTAGGCAATCCAACGTTTGCAGCTGTATTGCTTGGAATCAGCAAAACAAGTTTGCCGTCAGGATTCTGGCTAATGAACGCAGCCCAGTCCGCGTTTCTAGTTGCCGGGCTATAGCTGTCGTCTTCGTCAATGATGCTGATCCACAGATCAACGTTCTTTGGTTGATCAAACACTGCAACCGCCTCATTCAGAATTGTCACCTCCGAGAATCCTCCCTGAGTGTCCTTGATCGTGATTGGCATTCTGTACTTGACCGTTGGATCCGATGGAAAATCAGAATCCTTAAACGGCACCAAGAACGTAGCTTCAAAAACTTGTTCTGGGTCTGGCTGCGCCTGAAATTCAGCTTCCGGGTAATACTCGCTGAGCCATGGATGAGCAACCAGGCCCGTGACGCTAAGTGCCGGCAAAGAGGAAGGCTGCGGGCTGATTGCGTCGCCGCTGGCATCCACGGCCACGACCAGTCCCGACTCAATCGAGGCGATCAAATCGCCCCCGTAGGGCGGTTCAGGCTCGGCTCCTTCTACCGGCGCTGGTGTGGTCAGCGGTTGCGGAGCCCGGCCAGCTGGATCAATGCGCATGATCACCGCCAAGTAGGGCCCGCGCCATTCGGTCCTGTGGAAGTAGAGCCCGCCATTAGGCCCGCGATACGACCTTGGCGGTGGCTGCGTGTAACCGTAGGTGTAGGTGCTCCAGCCAGTACCGCTATTGCCGTCTCTTGCGTCTAACGGCTCCATGATCACTTGGTCATCAATCGCCTCGGCCTCAGTGAATGCCTCGGCCGGCACGCTTGTATCAGAGCTGCTGTTGATGTCGCAGCTGATGCCGGTCCTGTTGCTGGTCAGCAGGATGCCGGTCCCAGTGGCGCTGACCACTTCAAGGGCCACCAGGCTGGCGCCTTGCGCATCGACCGGGAAGTGCGTAGCACCCAGCTCGATTGCATCACCCATAGGGCTGATGGTGTCGATCTGGTAGAGCAGATCATGAGTCGAGGCCGTCGTGCCGCTGGGGGTCCGCTGCAGGGTCATCCTGACCAGATCACCTGGGGCCAGTCCTTCCGGCAGCTCCATCGGCCGGCATCGAATCCGGGCCGTGTGCCCAACCCACTTCCGCCGGGCGCGGATGTAGGCGCCCACCTTCACGGCATGATCCTCCCTAGTGGCAAAGGCGCTCAGGTCGTGCTGCTCGAACGGACCCGCCACGGCCTCGCCGGCATAGCGCACCTCAGACGTGCGGATGATGCCGAAGTCATCGGTGAGCTGCTGGCGCCAGATCACCTGAGCGCAGAACGGCTTGCGATCAGCCACGGGCACATAGCTGATTTCGAATCCATCAGGCAGGATCTCCGCCTCTGTGAGCACGCAGCGCCAGCTGACGGCGGTCGTCTTGATGGTGCCGTTGGCGTTGATAGGCAGCAGCGGCCTGAAGCCGCGCTTGCCGTTCAACCTGGTTTCGGCCAGCAGGAAGTAAGGCGCAAGCCGGGCCAGGAAATCGCCAAGGTTTCCGCTCTCGGTGATGCGGATGTCGCAGTTCAGTTGGTTAGATGAAAGGAACTGAGAAGCCGCCCGCAGGCTGGCCATATCGATCTGACTTTCCTGCAGCTTCGCGCAGTTGGTCATGGCCCAAAGCGCCAGGTCCATAAAATTGTTGGAACTGCCGGTCACGCCATCCACCAGTCGGACCACCTCCATACCGTTGCGGATGAACGCATGAACCTGGCGGTTCCACAGATCGAAGCCGTCGGGGATTGTGGCCGTGAACGACAGGGTGCTCATCCCGTCGTAGGTGCCCACCGTGCCGCAGTAGTACGGGCAGATTGGCAGGTCAAAGCCGGCCTGCAGCGTCACGAAGTTCCCGGGCGCCCAGGTGCCGGCCCTGCGGTCATAGGTCTGGCTGAAGCTGCCGACCCGGCACGACCGCTGGAACACATCTCGCACCTGAATTGATCCGATCCGGCCTTCGCTCAGGACCAGGTGATAACTGGCCGTGACGGCGTTGTTGGCGTCGTTGGAGAAACGGGCCTCAGTGGCTGGGGGCGACACCAGCACGCCGCCAGTCCCGGCTGTTTCATCGCGCCGACAGAACACGATCGGCACCGGCTCACCCAGCACAGCTGCTAGCTGTTCGGTGTCGAGCTTGCTCGCACCCTCGGCTGCTGCATCAGCCAGCGGCGCGCGGATCAGGCCCGACTCAATCGCTAGCAGCGCCAGCGGATCACTTCCGACGATGCTCATAGCCTGCAGCCCTTCCCGATCAGTCTGGTAGTCAGCGTGCGCGGCGGGATCTGCGCGCCAACCGGCGACAGGC